GATTGAGGCTCCTCAGGACCTAATAGATCAAATCAAGAAAGACCATGAAAGTAATATTCTTAGACCATGATGGTGTAATCTGCCTAGCAACCGAATGGGGCAGTCGATATAAAAAGCAGCGCTCGCACTTTACTGAAGCCAATCCTAGACAGGGGCTTGCTCAGAACGGGCCAGTTGAGGTTAGATTCGATAACTTTAACCAAAGCGCAGTAGCAGTTCTTAATTCAATTATTGAGCAAACTAATGCTGAAATAGTCGTAAGTTCGGATTGGACGAGATGGGCAACGGTTGAGGAGATGGGAGACTACTATGAGATGAAGGGTATCTCAAAGCGACCGATAGCATTCACACCTGACCTTAACGAGTGTACGTGGTACAGCGAGAAAGTATTTGTATGGTCACCGAAATGGGATCTAGAACAAACTCGAGCTATTGAGATTAGGCAATACCTAATCGATCATCCTGAAGTTACACATTGGGTAGCAATAGATGATCTTAATATGGGAGCACCTTACACTGATGAAACTTGGGGTGAAACTGATAGAGAATGGGGACTCACGAATTTTGTGTTGACACCAAGATCTCAAGAAGGAATTAAACAAAGTGGAGTCAAGGATAAAATTTTGAAATTTTTACAATAAACGTAGTATAATAACTAAAAGAAACATGGAAACTCAAGGAATAATTGAAAAAATCGCAAGGGAAGCCGCTGAAGAAACAGTTCAGGCTCTGGCTTTAGCCCAACAAATGGGAATGGTCTCTTCTCAGGAAGAACTAACGGTATTAATAGCTTCTGGAATAGAAACTGCGCTAGAAGAATACGTGATTCAAATCGAAAATCAATCAAAGATAATTATAAATGAAACTGGAAGTATTCGAAAAGATAATAACTCTAATTAAGGAACAGAGCGAACGTAGCTTTAAACTTGCGGAAATGGGAGTTGACCTAATCAACTACGAAGATGCATACTCTGGCGCAATAACTCTGTTGTTTAATGCATATTATGGAAGCGATGGAGAGGATTGGATAAGCTGGTACCTTTACGAAAGAGAAAGTTTTAGTGGTGAAATTTTGCAAGCTTGGGACAAGGACGGTAGCGAGATTTGCTATGATATTCCAAGCCTATGGAAATATGTTGAAGAGCTTAGATGCGCTGATGATTTCGTTGAGTACGAATTACCTGAGAAAAAACAGATCGATGAAAACTTCATAATTAATTTAATTGGCGGGTTTTTCAACGGAGAAGGTCAAAAGTAACTTATTAATATAAACATGGAATTTAAAAAACAATTTTCAGAGAGTATTAAGAAATCTATCCATAGATTCAAAAGACTTTCTCAACAAGTTAGCATCAAGGTGTATAGACTGTTAAATCCAACTAGTCCAGTTGAGACTATTTCAGGAGAAGCTGAAAGAGATGCCGCGTTCATTTTCAGAAAGATGATTAAGTGCCAGGAAAGCGATCTATTAATAAGCCCAATCTCTCAGAATCAATACGTTAGAAACGATGAGAAGAAGATCTTACTAATTTTAGACAATTATGAGTTGACCATAATCAATAACGTAGTTAGCTACAACATCCGAATCTCTCAAAGGACTAACAAAGCATTGAATGATGCATTTAATATTGAACTCGAAAAGCGTAGACTTGAAATGGAATTAAATTTCAAAGAAAACGTTAAGCACTCTTTAAAAACGATATTAGTAAAAATAGATGAATAAATTTACACGACTCACGGCATTCGGCTCAACAATACTAATCAGTATTGCAGTGCTAGCAATTTCAATAATTTATTTTGGAATAAAAGAAGCAGTTGACAGCAAGCCGCTACTAAAAAAGGATCAATCTACTGACTTAATCGACACGGTTAGAATTGAAAGGATTATTGAAAAACCAGTACATGACACTGTCTGGATTGAGGTGTCTTGTTCAAGAAGACATTACGATAATGCACAAACTATTAATAAGAGGCAATCACTAAATCGATTAGACTCAATTCAAAAAGACACACAATTTCACAATGGATATTAAATTCGGAGACTCTTTTGCGAAGAGTATAAAGACCCTAGTACGACACAATACGTGGTGGTACAAAACTTACGATATGATCAGATACGACATTCCTAGATTCATTAAGAACATCTGGTTATTTAGGAAAGCCTTATGGAATACCTATTGGTGGGATCATCACGGTCCGCTAATGCATCTGCAAATCGCACTTGACCGAATGGCTGACCGAATCGAAACTCAAGGCCTTGAGGTTGACGAGAGTCGATTAAAAAAGGTCGCTAGTATGCGTAGAGCCGCACAGCTTATCAAGAACTATAATGAGGATCTCTACATAGAAATGGCAGAGTCTGAACTTGGAGAATTAGTGTTACACGATACTGAATTTGAGCCTGCGCCTGATCATCCGGGCTGTTATCAAATGGTAGACAAGGACACCCCCGAAGAAAAGGAACACAACCGTAAAGTATTTGCTCGAGCTCGTGAAATTGGAGAGGCGGAATGGGCTGAGCTTTGGGAAATATTAAAGGGCCAAGACTACGAAAAATTCGAAAATAGCGAAGAAAAGAGCTGGGATAGTCAGTTCGACGGTAGCGGACTTCGCGGCTGGTGGGATTAAAATTTAGTATAATAATTGTATATGGCAAAACAAGCGAATAAACCAGGAAAGACTCCAATGTTGGATTCATACGGTAAGGACTTAACTCAATTAGCAGTTGAGGACAAGTTGGATCCAGTAGTTGGTAGAGAAAAAGAAATTAAGCGATGCAGTCAAATTCTAGCTCGTAGAAAAAAGAATAATCCAATCCTGATTGGCGAACCTGGAGTCGGTAAGACTGCTATAGTTGAAGGTTTGGCAAAGATGATAGTGGACAGAACTTGCCCACGAGTTCTTTTTGATAAAAAGATCATTTCGCTTGAACTTGCGAATCTTGTGGCAGGTACAAAGTATCGAGGTCAATTCGAAGAGAGAATGGAGCAGATAATTGATGAGGTTCAGCAGAATCCAAATATTATTCTATTCATCGATGAAATTCATACTTTGATTGGAGCTGGTTCTGCAAGCGGTTCATTAGATGCAGCGAATATCCTAAAACCTGCACTTTCTCGAGGACAGATTCAATGTTTGGGAGCAACGACACTTGATGAGTTTAGAGGTTCAATTGAAAAGGATGGTGCTCTAAATCGTCGTTTTCAGCAAGTGATGGTAGACCCATCAACTCCGGAACAATCACGCCAGATCATCGAGAATATCCGATCTAAGTACGAAGATCATCACTCAGTCCAGTACACCGATGCTGCACTTGATGCATGTGTTAACTATAGTGATCGTTACCTACAGGACAGGTTCTTACCCGATAAAGCAATTGATTTGATGGATGAAGCTGGTTCAAGTGTTCACATTAACGGAGTAGTCGTACCCGATTCAATCAAGAAGCTTGAAGAAAAACTTGTTGAGGCTACTGCCCGAAAACAAAAGGCCGTCGATTCACAACAGTACGAAGCAGCTGCTAGATTAAGAGATGAGGCTCTTTCGGTACAAAAAGAAATAGATGAAGATAAGCTCAAATGGGAAGAGTCGTTAAAGATTAATCGATTAACTGTTACTGAAGAAGATATCGCGCAAGTGATCTCAACTATGACAGGCATTCCAATCACTAGACTAACTGGCTCAGAATTGGAAAGACTTGCAACCATGGCAAAATGGTTAGAGTCAAGAGTCATTGGCCAACCGGAAGCTGTGCTTAAATTAACGAAAGCAATTCAGCGCTCTAGAGCAGGCTTAAAATCCAAAAAGAGACCAGTCGGAACATTCATGTTCTTAGGCCCAACTGGAGTAGGTAAAACTGAATTAGCAAAGCAACTTTCCAAGTTCATGTTTGATTCAGAGGATGCAATGATTCGAATTGACATGTCAGAATATGGAGAGAAGTTCAATGCTAGTAAATTGTTGGGAGCTCCTCCAGGATACGTTGGTTACGAAGAGGGAGGTCAATTGACCGAGCGTGTAAAACGCAAGCCTTACTCAGTTGTTCTATTAGATGAAGTTGAAAAAGCGCATCCTGATATTTTCCACACTCTATTACAAGTATTAGACGAAGGTCACATGACTGACGGGCTTGGTCGTAAGATCGATTTTAAGAATACGGTGATCATCATGACTTCAAATCTAGGAGTTAAAGAGTTACAAGAATTTGGAAATGGAATCGGCTTCTCAACTGGCAGTAACTATGAAAAGCAAAAAGAAATTGCAGCTGGAGTTTTAAGAAAAGCGGTTAGCAAACAGTTCGCGCCAGAATTCATAAATCGATTGGACGATATTATTATATTTGAATCTCTTAAGAAGGACGATATTGCCAAAATAGTTGAGACTGAATTAGTTGATCTTTACGAAAGAGTAAAAGAAAACGGGTACTCGGTTGAATTAACGAAAACGGCAAAAGAGTTCTTGATTGAAAAAGGTTACGATGAAAAATTCGGAGCTCGACCACTAAAAAGAGCAATTCAAACTCACGTTGAGGACCTAATAGCTGAAGCCTACATTGACGGTAAAATCAAGGAAGGCGATCATTTAGTAATCACGTGTAAATCAAAAGACGAAAAACTATCAATTAAGTAATGAAGATATTAGTAACAGGAGATCAGGGATTTATCGCCAAACGTCTTATTTGGAAATTAGACCGTAATTTCAAAGTATTCGGAATTGACGTTGATGATTTTAGAGGAGTTGAAAATTGGAGCAAACAGCTACTTGAGATAGTGTGTGACCTTAGCCCTGATGTTATATTTCATGTTGGTGCATGCTCAGACACATTGGAACAGAACGTCAATCGCATGATGGAATTGAATTATGAGTCGACTAAAATTCTAGTGGACTACTGTAACCTCGCCGACTGCAAAATGATCTATTCTTCTTCAGCTGCAAATTATGGAATAGACGGCAAGTTCCCATCCAATTTATACGGTTGGAGCAAGTATGCAGCTGAGGATTACGTAATTTCTCACGGCGGAGTTGCTCTGAGGTACTTTAATGTTTACGGACCAGGTGAAGAGCATAAAGGCCGAATGGCATCAGTTGCATATCAGTCGTTCTTAAAGAATAAGGCGGGCGAACCTATCACGCTTTTTCCAAAAGGTCCAACTCGGGACTTTGTTCACGTTGATGATATTGTGTATGCTAACTTGCATGCATTGGCACATTACAAATACTTTAAAGGTAATCACTTTGACGTGGGCAGTGGAGAAAGCAGATCGTTTGAGGACGTTCTTAATCTAATGCAGATTCCATTTGACTATGCAGATGAGTCTGAAATACCTGAAGGCTATCAATTCTTTACGATCAGCAATTCAAATGCATGGCTTGGCGGATGGACACCAAAGCACACGATCGATACTGGGATTCCAGAGTACTTAGACTACTTAAAAAAGCCAGAGTCAAATGAAGAGAATTAACACTAGTTCAATATGAAAATTGTGTGGGTTAACGGCACATTCGATGTGATGCACTTGGGTCATATCAAACTCCTAGAGTTCGCAAAGAGCCTGGGAGATTTTCTTGTGGTCGGAATCGATCAGGATCACAGAGTTAGAGAGCTAAAGGGCTCATCGAGACCCATAAATACTTGCCAATACCGAATTGACTTTTTAAAATCAATCAAGTACGTTGATTCGGTCGTAACTTTCGGAACGGATAGTGAATTGACTGAACACATTAAGTCTTTTAAGCCCACAGTAATGGTGGTTGGTTCCGATTATATCGGTAAAAGGGTAATCGGATCCGAATGGGCTGGCGAAGTAAAATATTTTGATAGATTTGAAGATTTATCAACATCAAAAATTTTAAAAACACATGGCTAACATACTAGTTATAGGAGAGGACTGCACTGACGTATTTGAGTACGGCACCTGCACTCGACTTAATCCAGAAGCGCCAACTCCAGTTTTCGTTTCAGATAGAATGGTACAAAACAGCGGAATGGCAGGCAACGTATACACCAATCTGACCAGAATTTGCCCGATCTCTTGGAAAATCGAGTTCTTGCCTCAACCTGCAGGCGATATAGTTAAGCACAGGTTCGTCGACACCGCTTCCAATTATATTATATTAAGAGTCGATAAGGACGGTCCAGTTGATCCATTCAGGCTGACCCCGGATGTGATTACTCGGATACATGAAGCGGACATTGTGGTTATATCAGATTACAATAAGGGTTTCTTAACCGAAGAAGACCTATTGGATATTGCTTGCATAGCAAAGGTGAGCTTTATTGACACAAAGAAGCCCTTGGGCAAATGGGCAGAGGAATTTGACTACATTAAGATCAATAAAAAGGAATTTGCTAACCCAGCTCACGATAAAAAGTTCATTAAGGATAACTTAGATAAAATAATCGTTACTAAAGGAGAAGAGGGCGCAGTGTTAGGTAAAGTCACGGTTATGCAAACGCGAAAAGTTGAGGTCAAGGACGTCTCGGGAGCAGGGGACACATTTTTAGCAGGTCTGGTTGCTAACTACGCGAAGACTTGGGACATAATTGAGGCAATTAAATTCGCAAATCAATGCGCAGGCGAAGCAGTTTCGCATAAGGGCGTCGTTTCTGTTGACCTATCCATATAAATAATCAAAAATATACATAATCAAATGGGAAAGTTTGGTAACAAGAGAATACCTAAATTCATGATGGGCGAGCCGATTCCAGAATCACACGAGGGAAGAGCAATTCATCCGACAATACTATCATTAAGTGGCCATGGCGATGATCATGCCATGATCGTAATAAAAACGCATGACGGCCAAGAAGTTGAGTTAAAATTTGACTATGATGGCGATGGAATGTTAACCGCTCAACACGGAGATCACGAATACTCGATTCCAGTTGAAGTTGAAATCGTTTCCGACATGGACGAACTAGATGAAGCAAAGAAAGGTAAGCCAGATTATCTAGATTTTGATCAAGATGGAGATAAAAAGGAATCCATGAAAAAAGCTCTTCAGGATAAGAAAAAAGGCAAGGCTGCAAAAACATTTGAAAGCTTTGTAACCGAATGCTGGAATCCAATGGAAGAAGGTTATTCTCCAGCAATGTCAGAAGAGGCAAAACAGGCCATTAAGAAAGTTTGCGAAGATCTCCTGATCAAAGAGGCTCAAATGTGCGACGAAGACATGGACCCAATGCATACTTACGAGACCTACTTAAATGAATGCGGTTCTTACATGACAGAGTGCATGATGGAATCTGCTGCAAACCTAAATGTTAATGAATCAGACGAGGAAGAGGCTGCTCGCAAATACTTTCCAAATAGAAAATTAAGATCGTCTGATCTTGCAGCAAAAAAAGCAGCAATGGCAGACTTTCAAAAAGATCCTGAATTCTCAAATCCACATCCTCGCGAACATTACATTTGTAGAGATTGTGGAGCTCAACACACTAGCAAAACTTCTCAAAAAAAGTGTAGTAACTGCGGAGCGGATCAACAATTTATAATAAAGGACCCTAACATGCCTAGTGCAGAACTTAGAGCACGAAGTCGTTTCGCCGATAGAAACGATTCGGCTCTTGGAGACATGGACCAAATGCATAAGTACGTGATGGAATCTACTGCATACTCTTGCGATACTTGCGGAGAACGTGCAGAACATGAAGAAATCGAAGAGAATCCTAGAATGAGATGCTCTAACTGTGGAGACCGCAACTGGAGCCCAGAATACTAACATTGATCTAATTAAGTGAATGAGCCCGATTCGTCGGGCTTTTTTATTTTGGCTAGACCTGAATAAATAATCTTATGAAAGAACACGCTACAAATATGGCAAGCAGCACAGGTACAGTACCAGCAGCGGCTTTCACCCAAAGTAATGATCCGAATATTCAACCGACTCCGATTAATATTCACATGGGTGGAATTCCGAATCACTGGTTATCGACCCAGCCAATTTCAAGAAGGGACATGAAAATGAATAATACTCCTGGGATTGGAGCGAACCCAAAGACCTCTAAGGTGCTAACATTTAACGAATTCGTGGATGGAATATTTGAACCGGGTCCAAGCAGTGATAAATAATAAAAATTAACAATACTATGAGTAATAAACTTTTAAACTTCGATTCATTCGTAAAAGGTTCTAAATTAGGTGAACCTAAAACTGCGCTTGATGTTAAAGCGGCAGCTCCAGTAAAAAAGGAGAAATCAATTGATCAGGTTAAGCGCGCGAGCCTATCTACTGGAATAAAGTCAACTGAGCCAGATTACACCAAGACTAAGAGCGCTCCAATACAGGAAGCGGCAACTGACACCCAAGCTGAGATTGATGCAATCAATGCAACTCGTGAACTTAGAAAGGAGCTAGCTACTGCTGATACTGACGACAAACGCCTTTCGATCTTGAATAGAATCAAACAGGTGCAAACTCAAATAGAGCAAAAGAATAAGGCTAGTAAACCTATCTAAAAATACACAAGTCAAATGACGTTAGACGAACTAGTACTCGACATACAAGAGGAATTAACATTTGCGAAAGCCTTACCGTATTCTATTCCCGAAAAGGAGATACAGCGTATCATCACTAATGCTGAGAGATACTTTCACGATAACTGGAGACATGCAGTTGAGGCCAGGTACATGATGATTCCGACTGAAGTGTTTAGACACCCTCAGTTTAAGAAGGAGAGAACGATTCAATTACCTGATTGTGTTGCATTCGTGCATGAAGTAAAAGAAGCAAAGGGCACAAGTTCAATGTTTGGAACAATGGATGCGGATTTCGCGGACAATAAGTTCATTGGTTCAGAAGTATTCTTAACGCCGTTCATTGGTGAATCAATCATGTACAGAACGGTAATATTTTCATTCTTGGATCTGGTTAAAGGATTCACGATTGATACGTTAGCCTATGACTACAACAAGAACTCTAGAAAACTAATGATCTTAGGTAGAACTCCGGCATCTAATGCAGTAGTGTTACAAATTGCAAAAAAGGTTCCATCTGAGGATCTTTACAATGATGAGCTATTTCAAAGATATGTGAGAGCTAAGGCAAAGTTAAGACTTGGAGATTTATTAACGACATTTGACTATAATTTACCTGGCGGAATCAAGCCGAATTACACGAATCTTGTGACTAAGGCTGAGAATGAGCTTAATCAGGTAATTGAAATGATGAAAGGTGAAAATACAGCGGACTTTTTGTTCTTCGCTAGATGGTAATTAATATATGCTAACTACTCAACCAATAGGAAAAGATTTTTACTTAAGATCTCCTGGAGATCCTAACTACACAGCTGACACATTTGAATCTAATGATTCTCTAGAGAACGCGGTTCAACAGGTTAGAATGGTGTTGCTGACTAGAGCCGGCGAAGTGCTTGGTGAAGATATTGGATTCAACGCTGAAAAGTATCTCTTTGAATTTGAATTTTCCAATCTAACCGAAATGGAATCAGAGGCAAATGCTCAAATTGCTGAATTCGTCTTATTGGCAAAACCTTACAATATTGATGCCCGAGTATTCACACTCGACGATATTGCAGATCCTTATAAAGTGGGACTTGGTCTTGATATTAAGATTAATGGCACGTCTGCATTCGCTACGCTATTTGACCTTTAATCCAGGCTTCTAAATCGGTCGTAGCTGTCCAATCTAAAACTGCATTAGCTTGACTTACATCAGCCAAACTAATTTTAGGTTCCAATCTAAATCCAATATTTTCTCGACGATTTGAGATCATGTCTGCAATTTGATTGACTGACCATGTTTTACCTGAGCCTATATTGATAATGTCAAATCTTCGATTATGATTCATTGCCTTTAAATTTGCAAGAGCAACGTCTTTAACGTAAATGAAATCTCTTTGCTGAAGTCCGTCGTTTGTGATCGTTAACGGTTTTTCGTTTCTAAACTGTTCCAAAAAGATTGGAATCACCGAGCGATAAGAGCTCTTGGGATTGGTTCTTTCACCAAAAACATTAAAGTATCTTAGGCAAGTAACAGTAACGCCAGTTGTTTCTGAATAATACTTTGCATAGGTTTCACCAACCAATTTAGATAGAGCATAGGCCGAGATTGGGTCAGGCGATTGAGTCTCAGCAGTAGGAAAGGTTGCAGTATTTCCGTAGACCGCGCTAGTTGAACTAAATACAAGCTTTTTTACACCTGCGATTCTACAGGCTTCAAGAACGTTTGCGGTACCGACGACATTAACTTTAGTGTAACGGTCAGGGTGATCTAATGACTCCTGGACAGAGGTCAATGCGGCTAAATGGAATACACATTCAGATCCTTTTATTATCGCAGCGATCCTCTGGGGATCCTCAGTAATATCATAATCTCTAATATCAATCCCAGTTGATGGCAAATTAGACCGTTTACCGGTTGAGAAATTATCAATGACGACTGGAAAGAAGTCGTTCTCTATTAATAGTTCTACTAAGTGAGACCCTATGAATCCGGCCCCACCGATTACTGTTACTTTTCTTAGCATTTATAAAGTATTAAAGGTTAATTATAATTGGCCCTTAGTTCCTACCTCTGATGAAGTTTCTCCGGACGGTGGAGTCTCTGCGGCTGGTGTAGCAGCAGCACCTCCAGCTGGAGCACCGGATGCTCCTCCGCCACCAGCGGCAGCAGCAGCTTCACCCTCAGCAGTAGCTTGATAGCTCTTGTTCTTAGCGATGTCCTCATCACTAAGCTTTAAGTATTCCTTAATCAAGTACTCGGTTGAGAAGTAAGGTTTGTTTTCATCATTAACTACAGCTTTCATTGCATTAAGAGTCGCAAGGCGCTTGTTAAGTAGCTCTTGAGTCTTGATTTCTTCAAACACGTTATCATCGTGCCATGTTAAGCCAACCGCATTCGCGAATCGATGATCAGACTTAAGATCTTTCACGTCCAAACACATTTGCAAGTAAAGAGGTTTAGTCATAAGCTCTTTAAATGCTGAACGTAGACGTTTAATAAATTTGTTGTATCGGATTTCCTCTCTTGAGATTCCTTCAGCGTTCATCGTGTAAGATCCTTGATTTTCAGACCAACGAGAATACGGCAATTTAGAATCAAGTTTTAACTTATCTTGGAAGTACTTTAAGAGCTCAGAGCCCGATAAGTTTGGTCCAGGATATTCAAGTGCCTCAATATCGATTGCTTCACCACGATCGTTCTTAGGCAAAACGTAGTTCTTATAGAATAGAATATTTGGCTTACCATCCACCATTAATTCTCCAGAGCTTCCGTCAAATGAAATGTCTTCCTTTAGAGTGTTAGTGAATTCACGAACGTCCTCTTTTGCCTTTTGCATTGACTTGGTTCCAACTGGAACTGTTGTCTTTAAACGAATTGGCGCATTCATTGTATGCCAAATGACTTTAGAATGCTCAATTAAGCGTAATAGGTTAAATGAACGAATCAAACGCTCAACAAAACTAACTCGCTTCGTTCTAAATTCGTTTGAGTACGAGATGTAGATGATCTGTGAATCAGTTAAGGTACGATTCATTCGATTGATTGGATCACGTTGAGCCCATTGTAGGTAAATACGACCGCTTGAGTCCTTTTTAACTTCTGGGTACAGAGTCGATGGATCTAATTCTTTGAAACCTATAATATCCTTGGGGTTGGTCAAGTTATCGTAGATGATTTCAAAAGCCAAGTGACCTTCGATTAACCATTGATAAAAGTACTGCCATGCAGAAATACCACGATCGAATCCCCATGCATTATAGATCTTTTCAAAATTCTCTTGGTACTTGTCCAAGATCTTTTGTTGGTAATTCAACCTCTCGTCCTTGTTCTTTCCACGATAGTTGATTTCCCCAACTAGGTCGTTTGGATAACAGAAACGGTTATCTTGGTCGAATACGATTGCATCATCTGCGATTGTTTCAATAATGAATTCTATCTCGCCGTTTGATGCAAGATCACGAAGACGTTCTCTTTTTTGAACGTAGTCCAATTGAAAGAATGCAATTGACTTGTTCTTGAGTGAAGACGTAGTGTCCGATAGAGCAAGAGTTGCTTTCATTAGGTCATCGCCTAGCGCATTGTTAAATCCAGTTAGTTGACCCTCAATGTAACCAATTGCTTGGGAATTCTTAACGAGTAGATCATCGTACTTCATACCGAATCTACTAAGTGCGGTTAAACCTGATCTAAGTCCTCTTACTGGATTGCTATCTAAAAATCCTGCCATTTATTTATGTGTTATGTTATTTCAAAAAGTCTGAAATTCGTGATCTTGTCGCAATAGATTCATCACGAGAGTAGTTAACTTCTCCGATTTTTGGCACGGTCGGCCAATCTATTAAGCGCAAGTAGCGCATTTCTTCTCTGTTATATTTATCAACCAGGAACTCAAATTTAATACCTGAATATGGGCTGATGTTCATTATGAAGTCTTTATTCACCAAGCCAAAGGGATTCATTTCTGGCTGTCTGATTCTTTTTTGATACTCTATGAACTCTCCCTTACTGTCAGTTAAGTTAGACAGTACTGGTAGAATTCGATTTAGGTAGGTCTGGATGAACTTTCGTCTTAATTGCTGTGGCATTACTTTGAGGTTCAAGCCGAATTGAATTGGCCCACTGTGCCCTAACGAAATGAATATTGGATAGTTATCAACATACGGTTTAGCCCCTTTACTCTGACCTGAGGTGTAATCATCTAGGCTCGGTAATCCGTCATTTCCCTTAACAGTTTTCGCAACAAACGTATAGACATGGCCGGGAATCAAGATTGGAACCTGCATGGATTCTTCAACGAATCTGTAATTTGGACCAGCCTGAGTAAAATTCTCGACCTTGCCAGTTTTAATGTATTCTTTTATTTGCTGTATTGCCATTACTATCTTTTATATCGATTTGAACAGAAAGTTTTCGGTAATTATTCCGAATTTTAAACCTCTGACTGAAGCGAATTCTTTTGCTGCTTCAAATTTAGCCTGATTAACGATGTACTGCTTTGCTGCATACACATAACTTGCAGTTTGTTTATCAGTCATTCTAGCTGGGGCAGTTGGCGGTTTGGTGTACTTGTCAGGCTTGATCTCAATTAACCATGACTGTTCTCTGCCTTCATTATCCTTTGTAACTACGTAAAAATCAATGTAATAAGTATGGCCTCTCTTGTCCAATGGGCTGTAATAGGGAATTCCAACCGGTTCACTGGAATACTTGATTACGGTTGGGCTGTGATCACACCATTTAAGAAACTTAAATTCCCAACTTGACCTAAATATGACCTGAGTTGGATCGCCAACGTATTTTTCAGGAAAGGTTGGTTTAAAATAGCCCTGCTGAATCTTGCCGGCTCGTGGTTTTAAGAAGTTCTTGATGCTCTTCTGCTCTTTGGGTTTCATATAGTTATTTATAGGTACGCCATGTCAAACACGGTTTCGCTAAAATAGCTATTGATCCATTGATTAAAATCACGCGGACTGTACTCAGAGTCCTTGGAATGAATGAAGGAATACATATCATTGATGTCCTTGATTCGTTGAATCTCTTTCATCTCTTCGGTTGACGAGTATTTCTTTTTTAGGTAGTCGATTGCCTTGTTCCACAGAAAAACCGAGTAACCTTGCTTGATGAAGTTCATCATCTGCGTCTTACCTGCTTTATCTCGATCAAATACAACTCGAGTTGCGCCCTTTGCTCCCAAATTCGCAAGAATGCTACGTGCCTTTGATGCGCCTGACGTTGCAATACAATTCTCAAGTAACAGCGAATCAAATTGACCCTCAGTCATTAGAATTGGCTTGGTGAAATCTACATTCAAGATATTAAAGTAGTTATTCAAGAAGTTAGCATCCTCAACGAGGTCCTTGTTCAATCCACGTTGAGCAAAAATAATTGAAAGATCGGTGTATGACTTAATGATGTACTTTCGATCAGAGTTTGGATCTAGACTACGAATTGCAAATCCAAGCAGCCTACCGGATCGGCGATCAAAATTAAATATGTAGACCTTATTATCACTTGCATCAGTGTAGAGACAATCACCAAAATCTTCAATTAGGTTAAGATCTCTGGACTTGATGTATTGAAATGCAGTAGAGGTTTCCGGAACAAGATCAAGTCGCTTTAATGAGAATCGGTTAATGATATCGGTGATGGTCACAAGCTGACTTGTATCAGAGGTTAAGAATCGCAAAAGCTGGTTCTCAACCCTTTTTACTTTTACAGGTTGATAATCTCCGTCCAGTAGGAAGCTTGGTAACATGATGCCGTGCTCCTTACTCATTCTGGCAATGAACTCACCGATTGGCAAGTACGCCATACATCCGTCATTAAAACACTTGTAGGCACCAGTGTCTAAATAAAGGTTACCACGTTTCTTGGAGACCTTTTTATCAGAGTCTCCACAGATTGGACATGCAAAATTTAGCTTACGCGAACTGTGTTCTTCAATCTTTTGTTTTTCAGGCACATCATGAAATCTCTTACGTAAGAGAATTTCCAAGAAGGCTGATATTTCCTCAATTTTCATCAGTTACTTTTATCTTCTTTTCAACCTTTGGTTTAGTTGCGCTTTTGTAAGCCTTTTCTAAATCATAACCCATTTTGTAATAGTCCTTGCCCTGTTTCTTGGCCTTTTCGAATTTGTCGGTTTGTAACCAGGTTCCACCTTGGTTAGGATCAGCTGATCCCATTATTTCAGTCCAGCCATTCTCAGCCAAATATGCTTCCATGACTTGTTTTGGAATCGCAAATGGATCTGATACTTCAATTCCTAATTTCTTTGCAACTCGATCTCTGTACTTAGTAAGTTCGTGTTTAGGCACAATCACAGTATTCAGACCAAATTTTGAAATGGATGAAATGTAGGTTGAGAAAAGATCTGGAGGAATCTGTTGATCAGGATTACCTATGAAGTGTTGACAGCTTTCCGGAATTTCAGCGTATTCTAGAGTAACTGAACTAACTGCATACAATGGGAATGTTTCTTCCGGTGTGAACTCCTTGCTGCGGCTTCTTGATTTAATTACATCGACCTTGCGAGCAAGTTGAGGAGTCAATTCAGAATAGCCCATTGCAACTAAGAGTTTATTAATAGGCTCAACAAGTAATCTAAAAAATTGTTGATCTCTATCCATCGGTACGGCAAACTCTTCAGGAAAAGCACCGGGAGCATAGGCAAAAATATCAAAATTATGTTCGTTAGTAGCAGCATAGTAGAATTTAATCTTTGAACCGCTACGAATGAGATTGTACTTTTGGTTATTGGTCTTTTTGATTAAGTGATTATGATACGCGGCGGCTCTACCGTAAATTGGCATTCCAGTTTCAAGCTGAAGCGGATTTAATTTCTTAACGTAATCTTCGTAAACTCTAACCGAAAAGTTAAAGGCGATCTCATCAATTGTAAGTTGATTACACTCGTCCTTAAGAGCAGATAACCTGGGAATTAGGTCTCTTTCAAGATCTAGGCTGTAACCCAAGTCTAAGAGTTCCCAATAGAGATCTTGTAAATGCTTACGTGCCCAAATTGGATATGATGCTTGAATTGCTTCAAGACCCTTAATGATTAGTGATTCCTTGTCTAGGAGCCTTTCATGCTTATTATCTTTATAGGAAACTTTTAGCACGTATTTTTTCTTTGCAAGCCAAATTCCAGCACGGGATAAATTCTCAAGCTCAAAATTCTGGCGGTTGTCCGTATTGAAATGAGATGCGTACTTTTCAAAAGCCTGTTCAAAATAATTCTTTAATCGATTACGGTTAATTCCCAAGCAAAATTCAAGAGCTTCACGATCAGATAATTGTAAACCTTCGACCGACTGTATTGCAAAGTCAAAACATACGTAAACCGAGTCAGTATCAGTGTAAACTGCCGCTTCTCTCTCAATCTGATTGATTTTCATATCGGCTATTCCAAGCTTTTCATGAAGCTCTGTATCTAAATGCCACTTATGTGTGAAATAGTGGTTAACTGCCTTGATCGAGAACTTAATTAGATCTTGGCCTTGCAAAGTGATTGACTGTGCAATATCATTATTATGGAAATAAAAATATCGATTACCGAATGCTCCGTAAAATGAGTTAATCAAGATCTTTATTGCATTCTGCTTTAGATCGAGTGATTTGATTTGCTGTTCAAGTTGTTTTGACATATATGTGTTGTACTTTAAATACGCAATTTGGTTTAATTTACCAAATAAATAACCAAAAAGAGTTTACCTGGTGAGAGAAGTCACTACTGACCGAACTAAGATTAACCGAGCCTTTCCATTTATGCAGAATTTTCCATTCGGGAATGAATTCTCAATGGAAGTAGCCTCTCCGCAGGTCATGGCAATGATGTTCGATGAAGAATTTTCAACTGCCAGACGGTCTAACCCAAGCTTGATAAACTTTACTAATACTGGATCACCGTCAAAAATGGTGATCTCAATGTACGCGGATGAACTTGAGTGGATAAGCGATGTATCTGACTCAGTCAAGAGCCTAGATAAGATCGCAAAAAGAATAGACAAGGGGCTAAAGACCAAGGACATTTTTCTTAAGCGTGATATCGTGATGGAAGCTGATTTATGGCTCAACGGAATCAAGGATAGATCATCGTCATTAAGTAAGGAAACATTTAATGATGTTATACAATCGTTATTGGGCGGAAAATCGCTAGATGAAGCAGTTTCTGTAATAAATTCAGTGAATAAGATGTACACAAAAAAGGGAGTAGTTAAGATTTCAAAAGAAAATTTAAACTTAATATTCACGTATTTTCATTTTAAGCTTGTTTATACTAAATTAATACTAGGCATTGTAATTGCCTCAAAAATATCTCTGTAAATGGAAAAAATTGACCAATTTCTTGAGTATCTGTACACGGTCGAAGAAAACACAACTGAACTAACTACAGTTCAAGTTCAAAAACTCGAAGTTATTAAAGATAAAGTGGCTGAGATAGTCAAAAAGGTTGAGACATGCGCAGCTACCTTAGGTAATTACAGAGCTGAGCCTGAACCAGCAGTTTTTACTAAACAGTTAGAATTGGCGATTCTCGAAAATACGGTTCATAGTTTTTCGGAGTTTACCGAGATGAACGAAAAGATTGTTAAGCACGGAGATAAATGGGAAGTAAAGAATAAAAAGGGAACTAAGGTATTAGGAACTCACACAAGTCGCAAAAAGGCAGTAAAGCAATTACAGGCGATTGAAATAAGTAAAGCAAAGAATGCTAGGTAGTAGAATATTTACATTTTCACAATTCATATTGGAGCGAGCGGATCGAGATCTTGGGTCCTACTACTTGACCAAGCTATCTCAAATACAGGACACTGAAGTCATTGATAAATTACGAGAGCTATCGAACGCTTTGAACGAGTTAGAGAACCTGTACTGGTATGCCCGCGAGCGAGGCAGAGCTCATTACGCGTTAAATATGAAAATTCATGCATATCCAGAGCTAGAAAAATGGGCACAGGCTAGGGGTGAAGAAGACCTAGAGGAGGTTAATGATGAAATGATGTATGATGACTGGGCTAGGTACATGGAAGATACTTTCGAAATGCATGCCGAAGACTATAAAGAATCATTCTCATGGATAAAGGATGTTGGCGCAGGGGGCAAGAGCGGAGGCTGGTTACTAATCTATCCAGAAGCGACTCATGATGATATCGAAAACGACGCATTTCATCACATAGAAGACTATTTGGACTATGATGAGTCTGCGCTTGAGCTAGTTAAAGAATTAATAAACTACCCAGATGAGACTAACCGGCTTGCTGAACTAGGCTTGATTGATGATGATGACCTTCAGAACGGTAAAGATGCAATGAAATGGAGACAAGCTTTACTAAAGTGGATTGATAACGAACTAGTAGAGCTTACTGAAGTTAAGGAAGACTTGGCAATGATAACTCGTGAAATTGAAAACTTTAGAAAAACTGCAGAAACTCAGTTTTACGATTGGGTTAGTGAAACTTCTATATAAATAAATAAGATAAAATAAAACAACTATAAATGAAACATCTTAAACTATTCGAACAGTTTACAACTGAAAAACAGTTAGAATTTGATTTTGATCGCAAGCCTGAAGAAAATCGTGAATTTAATCCTGAAGAAGTGGATAGATTAACATCACTTGGTATGCCAATGCTTAAAACATTCAGGTTTGAGTCACCAATATTCATTAGATTAGACTACCAAAGCTGGTTTGAGAGTGCTTCACAATACGGAGTTGACGACTTCGTGAGTCAGGCTCAGGATCTTGGCTTTGATTTCAGTTATGATTATAAGCAGTACCAAAATGAAGAAATTGATGAGGATGAATTCTTTGAGGCAGCAGAAGACGAAATTAGGAGAGCAAATGATTACATGGAGCCGTTATCTTACCAAGGAGTCGTTGAGGCTTATGATTTCGAAGATGATCTAGTTAATGACTTTAATGAATCTACGCTTGAAGAATACTCAGATGTTCCAGGAGTTGAAACAATTAGAGCAAAAGAAGTAACTAGGGCAGGTAATTTTGTAGTTGAAGTCGTTGCACAATCTGATCTTGACATTGAGGCAATGAAAGAAGAATTATCGGGCCAGTATTCTGATGGTTGGGGAGAAGGTTATGAGCAAAAGGAACATGATGTAGACGACGTAAACTATTACGTTCATACCTGGAGAGACCGAGACTTTGAAATAAAGTTAGTTAACCCTTAAGCTTACTTAGATCGTAACTGTGCTTTGACACAATGAATTTTTCCTTAAGATAAATTGCTTCGCGGACCTTTCCGTGTTTCACGATGTATCCGTCAAGATCGTCAATTAGATCGTACACAGTAACTTCGTGCTTTCCGGCAAGCTTACGCATTCCACGACCTATCGATTGACGAATCGTGATTTCGGATTTGTAACTTTCAGC